ATAGTAATACATCATAAATCTTTTAATAAACTTAATAACGAACCAGAACAGTTAGAGTATATGTTTTGGAATGACCATCAAAAATTACATACAGACCTAAATAAAGAGAGATGGAAGGATGAAGAATTTTCAAACAAAATGAGAAACATATTCAGTGAAGTTGGTAAGAAAACATGGGAGAATTCAAATAAAGATGTTGTTGTTAAAAGGTTGCATGATGGGTTGCAGAAAAAAATAAGCAACATGTCATTGTCAGAAAGGAAAAATTTTTATAAACATAATATAGGTAAGTCTAATCCTATGTACGGTGTTCGTAGATTTGGTAAAGATAACCCTAATTATGATAACAACACAAAGGATATTGCGGATATAAATAGAGAAGAATATATTAATTTCTTATTTAATAAAGTGGGTAATCGTAGGGAATTAGCTATGAATAAATTTAACCTTAATAAAAGTTCGGTTATAAAATTAAATAGAGAGATTTGTAGAAGTCTTAATATAAATAGGATTGAGGATATTGATATTATATTTAATTCTGGATATGATATATTTAAAATAAAAGAATTTATTAATTCAAATCCTAGTAGGTTGTTAGATGTTAAAGGTTATTGTAAAGAAAATAATGTTAATCAATATAAGTTAACTACCTATTTGAAAAGAAAAGGATATAAAAATTGGAGTGATTTGGTATCTACATTTGGAAACCATAGGGTTGTTAACGTGGAGTATGTTGGTAAAGAAGAGGTGTATGATTTAATTAATTCTAGTGTTAGTCATAATTTTGGTGTTAAATGTAAGGACAATGGAATGATTATTTCACATAATTGCACCACGACTAACGATAAGGGTAGAGTGTTGAATGTATATTCTAATTCTAAGAGAGTGAAAACCATATTAGAAGACTTATTTTTTAATAGATTAGATATTCATACAACATTACCGATGTGGACAAGGAATACTTGTAAATATGGTGATAATTTCGTTTTCCTTAATATAGATGACCAGGCTGGTATTGTAGGCGCTAGACAATTACCTAATTTCGAAATTGAAAGAAGAGAGGGTGATATATTTGGTAGGATTATGAATAATTCAAATGCTAATGAAGATAAAGAGCCAAAAGTTAAGTTTCTTTGGAGGGGTAAGGATATTGAATTTAATTCTTGGCAAATTGCACACTTTAGACTCTTAGGTGATGATAGAAGATTGCCATATGGAACATGTTTAAAAGGTGATACTAGGATTAATACCGAATTTGGTGTTAAAGAAATACAAGATATTGAAATTGGTACTAAAGTTTGGTCGTTCAATTTAGAAACACAAGAAAAAGAATTGAGTCCAGTTTTAGATAAAATTATGTCAGGGACTAAAGAAGTTTTTAAAGTATCAACTAGACATAATTTTATAGACGCTAGTAAAGAGCATAAAATTTTAGTGGCCAATCAGGATGGTAATTTTACTTATAAAAATGTTTGCGATTTAAATATAGGTGATTTATTAGTTTTAAATAAAAATGAACGTACCAATAAAAAAATTAAAATTGATAAAAGTAAACCAATTGATAATAAGAATGGTTGGTTTAATAATATTAATTTAATACCAGATTATGTAACGGAAGAATTTGCGCAATTGTTTGGTTTCTTGATTGGTGATGGTTGGATTCCCCAACACGGTGATAAAGTAGCCTTTGCTCTTGGGGTTGATGTTGAAACAAATAATTTTTATATTAATTTATTAAAAAAATTCTCAGGTAAAGAAGAGGTATGTACTGATAATAAGCAAGTTCACGTTAATTCTAAATTATTAAAAACAATTTTAGTTAGATGTGGTTTTGGTGGGAAATCATACGAAAAGAGAATACCTGATTGGGTTTATGAGATGGAGGTTGATTTACAAAAAGCATTTGTTTCTGGTTTAATGGATGCGGATGGTTGGGCAACTAGAGACCAATGGGTTGTTGGATTACATATTGAGTTAAATAATAAACCTTTAATTGAAGATTTAAAAATACTTTTACAGAGAATTGGTTATAAATCTGGTTCGATTAGAAGTAGGCTTAGAAAACCTACAATAATTGAGGGTCGTGAAATTAAAACCGTGAAAGAGTCACACTTAATAACTTTTTTTGATTCATATTTAACTCAAATGAAAAAATATGAATTTAAAAATCGTAAAACTGATAACTTTATTTTAGAACCTATTCAAAGTATCGAATCCATTGGTGAATTTGAAACGTATGATATATATGTGGAAAATGAAAATCATAATTTTTACGCCAATAATGTGGTTGTCCATAATAGTGTATTAGAAAAAGCTAGACGTATATGGAAACAATTAATTCTTTCTGAAGATGCTATGCTTATTTACAGAGTAACTAGAGCACCAGAAAGAAGAGTTTATAAAATTTACGTTGGTAATATCGATGATGAAGATGTGCCAGCATACGTTGACGAAATTGCTAATAGATTTAAAAGAACTCCAATAACTGACCCTAGAACTGGTCAAGTTGACTTACAGTATAACCAAATGTCCAACGACCAGGATTTCTTCATACCTGTTAGAAGTGAAGATGCTCCAAACCCAATTGATACACTTCCTGGTGCTTGTATCGCATTAGATACACGTATACCACTTTTAGATGGTAGAACACTTGAGTTACAAGAAATAATTAAAGAATGGGACAATGGTAACAGAGACCTTTGGGTTTATTCTTGTGACCCTAAAACAGGTGAATTAGCCCCTGGGATGATAACTTGGGCAGGGGAAACTAGGAAAGATGCTGAGGTAATTAAAATTACGTTAGATAATGGTGAGTCAATTATAACAACACCTGACCATAAATGGGTTCATAGAACTAAAGGGTTTGTTGAGGCTCAAAACTTAATAGTGGGTGATAGTCTTATGCCTTTTTATACTAAAGAATCAAAAATAAGGGATAGTAAAAGTACATATAAACAAACTTGGGATAATCATAAACAAAAATGGGTTTATGACCATAGATTAGTGGCTAATTATTTTAAAAATATTAATGAACATAATGAATTTGTTTACAATATTGACTATATTGATGAACCGAAAAAAACAATACATCATGTAAATATTAATCGTTACGACAATAGACCGAATAATTTAACTTTTATGAATAATAAAGACCATTTTGAGTATCATTCAGATACATTTGGTAAGAATTTTTCAAGTATGGGTGGTTTAGCTTTAAAAGATAAATTAAATTCGGATATTAACTTTAAAAATAAATTCATTCAAAAAAGAAGTGAAAATAGTTTAAACATGTGGGCTAATAGAAGTGCGGAAGATAAGAAAATAATAGCTAATAAACAATCTTTGGGGTTAATTAATTATATTAATAATTTAAGTGAGGATGAAAAGTTAAGTAGAATATCTAAGTTAACAACACCAGAGGCTAGAAAAAAAGGAGTGGAAACGTTTAAAAATAATCCTAATCGAAATCAAATATTAAAAGAGATTGGAATTAAGATAAGTAAAACTAAGTCTACTAAAGAGGCTAAAGAAAATATGTCTTTAATGTCAAAAGAGTTTTGGAAATCTGAAGAGTATAAAAATAAAGTATTCTCTAAAAACCAAAATTTAATTTTTACTGATGAACTTTATAACATGTTTTTTGAAATGTTTAAATTAATAGGTAGGGCTGATTTAACTTTAAATGAATTAAATAAGTTAGAAGATTTTATCATAGAATTTAATAAACCTAATCTAAATATTAGAAGTTCATTAACTAACTTAGAAGTATTTACACATAATCATTTAATAAAAATGCTTAAAGAACGTGGATTTAATAACTACAGGGACTGGTGTAAGATTACAGCTAAAGAATTAGGCTATAAGAACGTTAGGGCTTGGAGATATTTTATCGAAAAGAATAAACCAACTGAAGTTCAATCTAATTATAACCATAAAATTATTTCTATAGAATGGTTAGAAGAAAGAGTTAATACTGGTACAATTACTGTAGATGGTAATGAGAAGTACCATAATTACCATACGTTTGCAACAGAATCTGGCGTATTTATTAAAAATTCAAATTTATCTGACATAGCGGATATTGAGTACCTTCAGCGTAAATTATTCACTGCATTAAGAGTACCTAAGTCTTTTTTAGGTTTTGATGAAGCTGTTGGTGAAGGTAAAAATTTAGCATTACAAGATATTAGATTCACTAGAACTATTAATAGAATTCAGCAATCTATGATTATGGAGTTAAATAAGATTGCAATTTTACATTTATTCCTTTTAGGTTTGGAAGATGAGTTAGATAACTTCACACTTACACTTAATAATCCTTCAACTCAAGCACAAATGCTTAAGATTGAGCAAATGCAAGCTAAAGTAACCCTTTATAAAGATGCTACGGTTGACGCTGGTAATGGTTTTGCTGCTATGTCTATGACTAGAGGTAAGCGAGAAATATTTGAATGGTCTGATGATGAAATTAAACAAGATTTCTTAGAGCAAAGAGTTGAAAAAGCTGCAGCTGCTGAAATGGAAAATACTGCTAATGTAATTAAGCATACTGGAACGTTTGATGAGGTTGATAGACTTTATGGTGATATTAATGTGGCTAAGGCTGGTGGCTCTGGTGAAGGTGGTTCTGGAGGTGGTGGCGATGAAGGTGGTTCCGTAGGTGGCGGAGGTGGAGGCTTCGGTGGAGGCGGTGGCTTCGGTGGAGATTTAGATTTTGGTGATGAAGGTGGTGATGAAGGGGCTGATTTAGAGGGTGGCGATGAAGGTTTAGGTTTTGGTGAAGAAACATCTGAACCTACTGAGACTGGTGGAGCTGAGGAAACTACAGAGCCAGAAACCAAAGAGGAATCTATTAAGGGTAAAATTGATAATCTATTAATAGAACAAAAAATTAATTATAATAAAAAGGTTAACAGATATAAGGATATTTATTTTGGTAATTTATTAAATTCATTTAAAAAAAATGACGATATCGTACTTAATGAAAGAGTTAAGGTTACAGATAAAAACATTAAAATTAATGAAAGTATTAACAATATGATTAATGATATAGATAAAATGATTAATGAATAAGAATTTTATAAATATTTTTAATATTTATTTAATATAAACTAAAGATTATGTCAAGCAAACAAAAAACATATATGAATTTTGGTGAAATTAAAACCATATATAATGGAATTTTAGCTGAGTCGATTTCTACTGGAAATAAAAAGAATAAGAATCTTTTTAAACAATACGTAAAATCTCTTAAGGAAAATGAAGCACTTAAAACTCAATTTTTTATTTTCAATAATATTGAGAATAAAATTGAGAGTGATAAAAATAAGGCTATTGAATTTGTTAAAGAAAATATTTCCTTAATGAATAAGTTTTCAAAAAAAGAGATATCTGAATCTGCTAAAAAATTAGCTGGTGAATTAATAAATGAAAAACATAATTTATATGTGGTATCTGATGATATTAAGAAATTGTATGAAAATATTTCATTTTTAATTAATACAGAAAAAAATGGTAAAACTATTGGTGATATTCTTGAAGCTACTCATTCGGTAGCAGATTATATTATTAATAATAAAGAATCAGAACCAATTGTTGAGGGATTGGAAGATATAGTTATTTCAACTAAAGAATTAGGTAATCTTATGGTTAATAAATTTAATGAAAGATATAATGAACTTAGTGAGTCTGAACGACAAATATTTAAAACTATATTAGAGTCAACTGACGAGAATAGAGAGGAGTTATATTCTAATTCAATTAAAGAATGTCTTGATTTGGTGAATAATAAAATAAATAGTGATGAGACACGAGGTGAGTTGGAATTGTATCAAAGTTTATTAGCATTGAAAGAAAATTTATTAAATAGAAAATATATTAAGGAGTCATTTGAAAATGATATTATAAAAATAATAGAACTTAAAGAAAGTCTAAAATAATTAATTAAAAAAAAGGGGGTTTTGAATAATTGTTTAGAAAATATAAAAAAGTTACGTTGTTTGGTTGAAAATCTAACCGTTCGTGATGCTGAGACATTTGAAATGTTAGATATACTTAAGTTAACCTTAGAACATAATACTGATGGATATTGGGACTGGGATATGGTTACTGATTATATATATCTTAGCTCAGGTTTTAAAAAACAATTAGGCTATAGTGATGATGAGATGCAAAATAATCCGTCATCATGGCAAAATTTAATGTTTAAAGAAGATTTAGATAACATGCAATCCGAGTTATATAGACATATTAATAGTAATGGTGTTGAACCATTTAAAAGTGTTATAAGATATACACACAAAGATGGTCATATTGTTAAAATATTGTGTAGAGGTAGTGTTATAAAATGGGATGATAATGGTAAGCCACTTAGAATGGTTGGTACACATATAGATATTACAGATTTATAAAGTTATAATGATGATACAGAAAAACGAACATGGTATACCTCAAAATGGATGGAATGAATACTCAAAATTAGTTTTAAATGAGTTAGAGAGACTTAATGAAAATGATGAAAAAATTCAATCAATTCTTAGTGAGATAAATCAAAAATTAAGCAAAATAGATTCGTTAGAAAAAGATATTCAAAATATTAGCAAATGGAAACGTTATATGGATGATGTTGCTAGTCCTAATACACTTAAGGATATGAAAAAAGATGTGTCAGAACTTAAGACATTTAAAACAGTTGCGACCACAGTTTGGGCTGTTGTTCAAATAGCATTTGGTGTTTTCATGGCAATCTGGAAAAAATAATCAACATTTGACTTTGTCATTTTTTTTAACTATAATTATAAAAAATATAAAATATGATTATAAATAAAAATGGCAAACAATTAGAAACTTCTGGTTATAAAAATTACAAAGTTTTATCAGGTACAATTGATAACAAAAATCCTAAAGCATTATATCTTACAATATCCGCATGGGGAGAAACAATTACAGATGATAATGTAAACTACAATAACGTATTTAAGTCAATTATAAAAGAGATAAAAAAACAAATCAATTTTAATATAAATCAAAACTTGTTTCACAACGAAAGATGTATAGTTGATTTTGATATGAGAGAATCAGGTATATCATTTGGCAAAAAGAGTTTTATGAATTGTGAAATAACATTATACCAAAAGAACCAATTTAAGATACAAGAAAAATTAATACAAAAAGAATTAAAAAACATTACTGATTTTGTAATTAATGAGATATTAGAAAAAAATGAATATTTTAAATTCACTAAAACTAAAAATTAAAACTATTAAACTTATTAAACCAAAGCTCAGGATATAATTCTGAGCTTTTTTGTTTATCTGATATATTTATTATTAAAAGATAGATATGTCAAATGAATTAAAATTACTTAAACCTGGACAATCTGGTACTGGAATCCTTATTGAAAGCGACTCAGGCTATATTGACCCAAATGATTATAGAAATAAATCATTTGTAAATGAAGTAAAAAAACTTGAACCAGGTAGTACCATGTCGATACCAGCTCAATTAATACTTTATGTTGTATTACAAAAATGGGGTGTTGTTAATAGAAATGGTAGAATATACCCTAGAGAAATACTTGAAAGAGAAAACAATAATTATCAACAATTAATTAAAGAAAGAAGAGCTATAGGTGAATGTGTTCCAGGAGGTACTGGTGTGTTCACTTCAAAAGGTTGGGTTAATATTGAGGATATCAAAATTGGTGATGAAGTTTTTACTATTAATGTTGACACTAATAAGTTAGAAGTTAACAAAGTTGAAGATACTATTAGCAAACATTATAAAGATGATATGATTCATATTTATAATAACTCATCATTGGATATGATGATAACTAAAAAACATAAGGTGGTTTTATGGGATAGAAACAATAAACCTTATATTTTAACTGGTGAAGAGTTATTTGAAAAAATCAATAATGGTGATTCTAAAGTTTCTCATTCAACAATTAAACATTCAGCAGAATGGATTGGTGAGGATGTGGAATATATTAAAATACCAAATAGTGATTATATTGTTGATTCAAAATTATGGGCAGCATTCTTAGGTATATTCATTTCAGATGGTCACACTATTGGTTCTTGTGGTAGTCATAAAAAAAATGTAGTCGGAATTACTCAAGTTAAAAATAAAACAAAAAATAAAATAAAAGAATTATTAGATAAATTACCATTCAAATATACTATATCTAATGATAGGCAATTTTTAATTTATAATGAAGCCCTTTATAATTTCTTAAAACCACTTGGTAATTCAAACGAAAAACACATACCAGAATATGCTAAGAATTGGAATGTAGATTTACTAAATATACTTTTTGATTGGTTATTGTTAGGTGATGGTAGAAATAGAAGTAATTATAAGAATGAATTACTTAAAGAATATTATACTGTTAGTAATAGATTATCTGATGATGTATTTGAATTATTACTTAAAATTAGTAATGGTGCAACTTATAATGTTAGACAACAAAAGAATAGATATATATTTGACGAAATTGTTGTTGAAAAAGAAGTTGAATTTGATGGTCAATTAGAAATTGTTAAAGAAATTATTAAAAAGAAAAGATTAATAAAGGCAGAAAATTCTAAACCATTGAATATTATTTCTGAGAGAAGAAGTAGTGGTATTTCAATGGATACTAGATTCATTAAGGCTGAGAAAATTTCTTGGGATGATGACGTTTATTGTCTTACTGTTGATAATGGAACTTGGTTGATGAAATATAATGATAAAATTTCTTGGACACATAATTGTGACCACCCAGAAACTTCTATTATATCTGTCGATAGAATTTCACATAATATTATTGAAACATGGTGGGAAGGTAAAACACTTATGGGTAAAATGGAAATCCTTATGTCGCCAGGTTATATCAATTATGGTATTGTATCAACTAAGGGTGATGAAGTTGCTAACCTAATTAGAAATAATATAATGGTTGGTGTATCCTCTAGAGGTGTTGGTTCATTAAAACAAATTAACGGACAAAATATAGTTCAAGATGATTTTGAATTAATATGTTGGGATGTTGTAACATCACCAAGTACACCAGGTTCGTGGATGTTTACTGATGCTCAAGCAGCTAAACCATTTACAGAATCTGTAGAAAAAAATAAAAATTTATTAATTAATAAAATAAATAATTTTTTAATTGATTAATATTTTTTTACTTAAAATTAGCTTTTTATAAAATTAACATATATTTATAAACAACTGGGCATACTTATGCCTTAATAAGAATCATTTAAATTAAAAATAAAAAAAAATGGCTGATAAGAAAAAATCAATTTTAGAAGAAGCTATCTTGGATGCAAAAAGAATTCAAGAAGCTTTAAATGCCAACACAAAAGAAATACTTCGTTCGGTAGCGAAAGAAGAAATTGAAAGTTTAGTGAAAGAATCTTTAGAAGAAGATTATGAAGAAGAAGATGTTGATGACACTGAAGAAGAAATCGAAACTGGTGATGACGAAGAAATCGAAACTGGTGATGACGAAGAAGGTGACATCGAAGTTGGTGACATCGAAACCTCAGAATTAGGTGATGACCTTGAAGGTGATTACGAAACAGGAATGGATGCTTTAGCATCAGATGATGAGATTGAGATGGATATGACAACAGCATCAGATGAAGACGTTATCGCAGTTTACAAAAAATTAACTGGTGATGATGAAATCGAAGTTGTAGTTGACGATGAAGCTGGTGAAGTTAAATTGAATGTTACTCAACCTGGTGAGTTTGTTATTAAGATGGACAAGGCTGGTAAGGGTGCTGAGATTGACATGGACATGGATGATATGGACATGGATGATATGGACATGGATGATATGGACATGGACGATATGGACATGGACGCTCCAGAAGAAATCGAAGACGAAGACGAAGTTATGTATGAAATCGCTTTAGAAGAAGGTGATAACTGGTCAGATGCAAACGATAATACTGGTAATTTAGGATTTGATAGTAAAAAAGCCCATGCAAAAGCTGAAGGTGATATGGTAATGTCTGAAAACGAAGAAATTGAAGAAGAGGAAGAAATCATGTCTGAAGAAGATGTTGCTGAAGGTGAAGAAACTATCGAAGAGAAAATTAGTTCAGGTATTGGGATGAGCGTTGGAAAACACAGAAACCCATCGGGTCCAGGTTCAATTGGTGCTCCAGCTGGTCCAGGTTCGAAAATTAACGAATCTAAAGTTTCACAACAATATAAAGCTTTGTTAACTGAGGCTAATGAACTTAAGGGTAAGAATGAAGAATATAAACAAGCTCTTAAACAATTTAGAACTATGTTAGCTGAGACTGTAGTTTTCAACTCTAATTTAACTTATGTAACTAAGTTATTTATGGAACATTCGACTACTAAGAGTGAAAAAGAAGCAATCTTCAAAAGATTTGACAATGAAGTTTCTACTCTTAAAGAATCGAAAAAACTTTATAAAACGATTGCTAGTGAATTAACAGCTAGAAAGCCAATGAACGAATCAATCGTGAATAAAATGAATAAAGAAGTTAGTTCAAGTGTGTCTAAACAACTTAATGAAAGTACGGCATACGTGGATAAAGAAACTTCAAGAATTATGGACTTAATGAGAAGAGTCGATAATAGATAATAATAACAAATAAAAATAAAAACAAAAACAATTATGTCACACTTATTAAATTCAGGACAAGTTGGGAACATCGGATTAAACCACATGAAGGCTATCCGTCAACAAACTCAACAAAAATGGGATTCTTTAGGATTCTTAGATGGTCTTAAAGGTCATATTAAAGAAAACGTTGCTCAATTATTTGAAAACCAAGCGTCTTCTTTATTAACTGAAAGCACTGATGCTACGTCTTCAGGTTCTTTCGAAACTGTAGTATTCCCTATCGTTAGGAGAGTATTCTCTAAATTATTAGCTAATGATATCGTGTCAGTACAAGCTATGAACATGCCAATCGGTAAATTATTCTACTTCGTACCTCAAACTTCTAACAGAGTTAATGGTGCTGGTGGTGCTGGTGACCCATATATTGATGGTCCTACTTATTCTGCACACACTTCATTAGATAGAGCTTTACCTTCTTGTGTAGACGTTTCAGGTAACTGTGCTGCTACATCATTTAAAGCTAAATCTTTATATGATTTATATTACAATGATGGTTTATTTGATAACTCAAAAGGAACTGTAACAATCTTTACTAACCCTACTGTTGCTTTACAAACTTTAAGCGCTGCAGGTACTTTTAGTGCTGCTGCTAACTTATCTGTTTTACCAAAAGCTACTGATGGTTCGTTAAGAGCTGCTATCTTAAAAGTATCAGGTTTTGGTGCTGGTAGAGATAAAGGTAGATTAACTGGTCCTGATGGAAACGAAATGGATACTGAAGCATTCTTAGCTTCTTTAAAAGTTACTAACGGTGCTGGTGAAGCATTAGTTGACCAAGATGGTAACACTGTTATTGCTGACGCTGCACAAATTCCTTTCAGATTAGTTACTCAAAAGTACGGTAAAGGTATCGTTGCTTATGATGATATTTGTGATGCAGGTGGTGATTTATACATCGAAGTTGATTTAACTCACCCAGTTG